CGAAGCATACGCCAAGAGTGTCGCAGAAAGGGCCGTGGACAAGCTCGCCCAGCCTACCCGCATGGGCGCAAGGTCGGTCATTGAAAACACCTCCACGGGGCTTATCCGCAACTTCTGGGCATTTGCATCGGAGTCACGCAAGAACCTGGGGCTTGCCGCCTATGCCATCAATGTCCAAGACCCTGCCCGGATCGGCAGGACATTATTTTCCTTGGTTGTCCTCAACTCCCTCCTTGGCAATGTCATCCGCAACGCATGGAGTGACGCGAGGGACGACGACGATGACGAGTGGTTTGACGAGAAGCATTGGGGGCTGAAGCGGATGCTGACCTCCACGGCAGTTGACTCCCTGCAAGTCAGGGGCATCCCTGTCCTCGGTGACGCGATTAGTTCTGGATTCTATGATGCCGTGAACCAGTACCACCAGACCGGCTCCCTGATTAACTTTGGCGGTTTCATCCGGGCCATGAAGCACATCCCGAAATATGTGGAGGGTGACGCCGATTGGGAGATGACCTTCAAGGACATCGATGGGATCTTGAGCGTGGGGGGCTTGTTCAACGAGAGCATTGCCGCCGCCGCTTCCCTGTCCCATCTAGCCAACGATGCCTTCGGAGTTAGTAAGAACGCAAAGAAAGCAGTTACCGGCGACTAAACATTTCCCTTGCCACGACTAACATTGAAGGTTAGTAGTAGCGGCAATGTCCGTTTCGACGCTTACTTCTCAAGTAACCTACGCTGGAAATGCCTCCACTTCTGCGGCATATCCCGTCTCCTTTCCGTTCTTCGACGCTACCGATCTCTCTGTAGTGGTCAACACGGGAGGGGTGCCCACGACTTTGGTGAATGGCACGGGGTACACGGTCACGGGCGGGTCAGGATCTACGGGTAGTATCGTCACGACCTCCGCTGTTCCTGCGACCTCCCAGGTCATCATTGCCCGCAATACTGCCAAGACGCAGTTGACCTCCTACACTACCGGGGATCGCTTCCCTGCTTTGACCCATGAAAGGGCATTGGACAAGTTGACCATGCTTGTGCAGGAGGCCACGGTAAGCAGCCTACCACCTACAGCAACCGCATCTGGATCGGCCCCCTACGTCCTTCAAGCCTCGTCTGCCGGCGCGACCCCTGCGTGGGTTCCGCAGTCTGCGGGTGGTATCGCAGCCGGTGCGATCACCAACACGATGCTGGCGGGTAGCATCACCCCCGACAAACTCTCCACGGGTGCTCCGACTTGGAATGCAGGCGGAACCCTGACTGCAACCTCGTTTAATGGCCCTGTAACGGGAGCCGTTACGGGCAATGCCTCGACTTCCACTAGACTCGCCACGTCAAGAACCATCGGCCTCTCTGGGGATGTCACCGGCACGGCCTCTTTCGACGGGTCGGCTAACTCCACCATTGCCGCCACGGTATCCAATGGAGCAATTACCGCCGCAAAGCTCGGAAGCAACGAGCAGAGGCAGATTGCGAAGGCATGGGGAAGGGTCTCTTCCACAGGGGCATTCACCGGCGGCACGGGTTACGGAATCAACACGGCAACACGGGTTACGCAAGGCGTCTATAGCATCACACTCTCCTCCTCCTACTCTGAAATTGTTGCTGTGGCGTCCCCAGAGGCATCAGGCACGGGGTGGTTCTCAAACGCGCAAGTGACCCTGCCTTCCACTATTACTGTCCGAGTATTCAATTCCGCAAACAACCCACAAGACGCTGCAATCATGCTTGCCGTTTTCGCCAACTAGTATGCCAATCTTCTACCCCCAAGCTAACAGTAAACTCGCCATCATGTGGCTCGCCGAAGGCGTCTCCGTTGAGACGGCAGTCGCGCCCCTCCCAGAAGGCACACCGTTTGTAGTCTCGGAGACCTTCGACCTCGACCCTGATTTTTTGGACGCCTACGAGTTCGACGCCGACGCAGGCGCAGTCCTCAATATGGACAAGGCCAAGGCGATCCGCCTCGACCAGTTCCGCGAGGCTCGCAAGCCGCTGCTAGAGGCGCTTGATGTGGACTACATGAGGGCGCTGGAAGTCGAGGACTCCGTGAAGGCATCGCAGATTGCGATAGCAAAACAAGAGCTTCGCGATGTCACCAAGCTCCCCCTCCCTGACTCTCTCGACGAACTGATAGCCTTCCTTCCCTCCGCCCTCAACCCCTAAACCACCATGCCCATCCCCGCTGTCCGCACTCAATCCACCAACAACCTCTCCCTGGAGACTCTGCCAGATCGCGCCCGTCCTATCTCCGCAACCTACACCCGCAGTTCGACAACCGTCACCGTGACATCAACGGCTCATGGACTCACAACGGGCCGCGAGATTGAAGTCCTATCCGCGACCGACCCTGGCATTCTTTCGGGCAACTTCCCGATCAGGTGGCCCTCTGTGACGTTTGTTAATGCAAACACCTTCACGTTCCAGACTACCGCCACGGGAGCCAACGGAAACCTCACCTACATCGGCAACGTGGACGTTGACCAGATCGACTCTGACCCTTCACTTCCCGCCTAACCCCTAACAACTAATACTATGGCACTCTTCGCCCGCAACCCTTTTGACTCTGGTGCAGCCGGGGCAACCCTCGTCACCAACACAACCGCGACAACAGGGATCTTCTACGCCATTCAAGTTGTCCAAGATGCCGTTTTCGCGAGCATCACCGGCAACCTGACTGGCTTTTCTGGAACACCCCTGACCACAACGACCTTTCCTGCGGGAACGGTCATCTATGGTCAGTTCACGGCGCTTCAGTTGACCTCTGGTCGCGTCATTGCCTACTCCGCTTAACTAGCTATGCCGCAACTGGGTCTTGGCACAGAGATAGGCAGGGTTTCGGGAGGCGCGTATGATAGCGACGCCCTGGCCTACTTTGCGCGCGCAGGGATTGCGAGCGGCACCCAGACGCCGACGGCTTACGACAATGCGGCTAGTTTTAATGGGACGAATCAGTTTTTGAGTGTTGCTGACAACGCATCAATTAACCTTTCGGGAACAAACTTCACACTCTCCTGCTGGTATTTTGTTTCGGCGTTGAACACAGCAAACGCCTATGTGTTTGGAAAGGCGGTGCTTAACCTTTTACCTTTGGACTACGGGTTCCGCATAAATGCTAACACGACAACGACACAATTCCTTTGGAGCACTTCAGGGAGCTATTCTGTCTTAACTGGGCCATCGGTTGTATTGGGGGCGTGGAATCATTTGACCATAGTTTTCGACGGAACGAATCTGACCATGTATGGGAATGGAGTTGCAGGGACTCCAGTTGCCATGCCTGCGGCAATTCAAAACACCGCAAACCCTTTATCCATCGGTTTAGCTGGGGCGAATAATTCACAATACCTCAACGGCAGAGTGGCTGCATTTGGCCTCTGGAAACGCGCCCTCACCGCATCAGAAGTCACGGCCCTCTGGAACAACGGCGCAGGTCGCACCTACGCCTCATTAGACAGCGGACTTCGTAACAACCTGATCTCATGGTGGGTGTTGAACCAGAACAGCGTCACCGCCGATTCTCACGGCACGAACACGCTGACCAACAACGGAACCGTCACCGCTCCCAACATTGGCCCTATCATCACCGGCTACTCCGACTCGCGCCGTCTGATCTCGGACTTCGTGAGAGGGATCAAATCGCTCGGCTTGTGGAACAGCATGGTCTGCTGGCCTTTGAGGGGCAGTCAGAATGTAGGGTCAGGATTGACTGCGCGTTCGCTAGGTGGCTTGGGGACTTTTGATGGGATTCTGGCTGGTGGCACCCTCCCTAGTTGGACTGCTAATGGCTTGTCCCTTGCGGCATCCAGTCAGATGAACGCCTCGGTGACAACTGTTCCCCAAAACGTCACGCTTCTGTTCGCGGCGGCTGGCGATGGTGGGGCGCAAACAGGGTCTGCGCAGTATTTCGGATTACAGAGAGCCGATACATGGTCTGGAAATCAATTTGCTTTGGGATGCGAAAATAACCCACCAAGTTTAATTAGTGCCAACCAACGCAATTCGATAATTTCCTCAAACTTTACATTACAAACTCCTGCAAACCCGTTTCTAAACTCCTCCATATTTAACTTCGTATCGGGCAGCTTGAGCCAGACAAGCCCGATTTTGAATTACCGCAACCTCAACACGGGGATCACGACCACCGGAACCGTCAACACAACCGGAACGAACACACTCAACAGGGTGCAACTCAATGGAAGATGGGATGGATCTCTCGCCATTGGAACACCGCACACAGCGGCATTCTGCGGCTACATCACGCCCGCCTCCGATAGTCAGGTCAGCGCGATTTACTCCCTCTACCGCCAGACCCTCGGCATCGGCCTCAAACTCCCATGAGCATGAGAAACTTCCGAGCCACCACACTTCAAGACGCATCGGAGTTGCCTTGGCTTGGCATGAATCCGACGCCATGCCGTCCCGTCTGGGGCGTCAATATCATCCCATCACCAGTCTATGCCTCTTACGCAAAGGACGATGAGGGATTTGAGCAACCCGTCGGTGAACCTCTCTACTACGAGTGGAGCGCACTCCTCGACCCTGCCGACACGCCGCTTCCTGCATGGATCACGGAGGTTGTCGAACCTCCCATCTCCGAGCCATCTGCCGACTCACCCGGCCTGCTGACCAAGCTGAAATCAGCAATCGGTTTCTAATGCCATGAACTCGACCCCTCTCCCTCACCCGCTCACCCTGGTTATCTCCCTGGTTGCGGCTTGTAGCGGGGCGGCTGCGCTCTTCACGTTCTTCAGCCTATACTCCGCCCTGCCCCTGCGGATGGATCGCGTGGAGAGGTTGAATGAATCACAGGATGCGCGAATCGCGGAGATCCAGCAAGACGCCGCGCAACGTCGGGAGATGTTGGCGGTAGCCATCGCAACTCTCCAGCAGATCGACCAGCGCACCAAGCGCATAGAGGACAAGCTTCTGAAATAGATTTTATGACTTGGGACATCCCCCAGATGGTCACGACGGTCTCGCAACTTGTGAACAAGTTCGTCCCTGACCGGGACGCACAGATCAAGATCCAAGCTGAACTTCAACAGCAGTTGATCCAGATCGAAGCGGATTCCGCCAAGGCACAGGCGGAGATCAACAACACGGAGGCGGCAAACTCCAATCTCTTTGTCTCTGGTTGGCGTCCTTGCGTCGGATGGGTCTGTGCCACGGCCTTTGCATGGCAGTTCGTCATCCAACCCTTCTTCTCGTTCGCCTACACCCTCTACACGAAACAGCCAGCGCCGGTGGTTGCCCTCGACCATGATGCGCTGAATACCGTGTTGTTCGGCCTCCTTGGATTGGGAGGCTTTAGGTCATGGGAAAAGGTCAAGGGAGTCTCCAAATGATCGACGCTCGCTCACAGAAGAACCTCGACACCTTGCTCCCCAAGGTGCGACCCGTGATGGAGGCATTCGTGATCGAGGCGAAGAAGCACTTCCAAGAGAAGGGCGTCGATTGCATCGTCATCGCCGGCACTCGCACATGGGCAGAGCAGGACGCGATCTATGCACAGGGACGCACGAAGCCAGGGCCAATAGTGAGTCGGGCCAGAGGTGGCGAGTCGCGACACAATTTCGGCCTCGCAATAGACTTGGGTCTCTTCGTCAACGGCAAGTATCTGGAAGACTCCCCCTTTTACGATCACATCGGGAAGATCGTCGCCAAGTTCCCGCAACTGGAATGGGGT